CTCCGCGGACGCGAGGAGGGACCCGACGACCCCGCGCCAGTTCCAGTCACCTGTGGAGCCCTCATGGGGCTCGGGCCGGGATGGGTTACCCTATCCCTGCTCAACAGGTTCGCGGCACTGGCAGCGGGGGCTCAACGGGCCTCCTTCGCGGTCTGCGGAGACGACCTCGTCGCGGTGTGGCCACCTGCCGTCGCCGATCGGTACGAGGCCAACCTCGCCGCCCTTGGGCTCGTCGTCAACAAGACGAAGAGCTTTCGGGGCGAAGGGGCTGTCTTCTGCGAACAGTTCGGGCGGCTCACGCGCCGGGAAGGCAGATGGAGGCTCCTTATGGAGGAGCGCGTCTGCCTCGCCGAAGCGTCAGCGGTGGCCACACGAGTCGCGGGGGTCAGCGTCGAGCGCGGGCTCGCCAGCGTCGACCGACTCCGCGCCGTGGCTGGTGGCGCGCGCCGTGCGGCCCGCCCAACCCGTGCCCTCGCTCGCCTCGTCGCCATGCAGCTGTCCTTCCATTCGAAGAAACTGCTGCCCGGTTCACTCGAGGACGGAGGGTCAGGGCTGGGCGCCGCCACCGGCGCAACCGTGCGTGCCTTCGCCATGTCCGGATCCGCGCCGATCAACGCTCGCAAGCGAGGAGATCGCGCCCGCCGCATCGCCGAGAACACCAAAGTGTACCTCGACGGGGCGGGCCTACGCGGACCGGGCAGCGGCCCCGCTGGGCCGAAGCTCAGCGAGGCCTTGGCCGACATCGCACAGCGGGTGGTACTGGCCGAGGACCTCTCCCACACTGCCGAGACGGCCCTATCGATGTCCAAGAATCGAAAGGGTCTTACGCTCGAGCAGCAGAGGGAGGCAGGCAGGCTGCGCGCCGAACACGTGGCCCGCGCACGAGCAGCTGGGAAGGTTTCGGGGAAGCAAGCGATCGAATCGCCCGCCGCCCGTGCACGCTTCACAGCAGCAGCTCGTCGCAGGGCCTCGCATCAGTACGCCCTCGGCCGGTACGCCGCCGCCATCGCAACGCTACGCCGCGGAGAACGCTGCGTGGCCGCACAAGCACCAGGGGAACGCCTCGTTCCCTTCCTTCCGGAGAGCAATCTCGTCGTCCAAAGACGACTGGGGCTCTCCAACCCTAGAGGTGTCGCGCGTCCGTAGACGC